GCGAATTCGAAATTTTATGGATGAGATTGTTATTATATTTGGACAAATCTCTCATGAGGAGAAGTCTCTCTATAACGTCAAGGATCATATCACTCGGATAAATGAGATTTTTGTTGCATGCTTGGAGCATGTTCGAGCAGTCCAATCTACGGCTGCAGGAAAACAGGAACCAGTGAGAGTTTGGATCTATGGAGCCGCCGGTTTGGGAAAGACTCACTTTGCGCAACAGTATATAAAGGAGATGAATAAGGAGTATAATTGCTCCCACTACGATCGGAAGTGCATGGATAAATACTGGTCACGATATGCCGGACAACCAATTCTCCTTTATGATGATATGGGTCAACAGCAGGACCACCTTGACATTGGGGAATGGGTGTTACATGCCCACGGAGGCGCTAGCACCACAATTGGAGCTGCAATAAATGAGAAGGGCAAAGCAATAAACCCTATGATTATGGTGGCCACATCCATTTACCATTCACTTGCAGAAGGTGTGAAGGGATCAAAGACTATTACTGATGCCGAGTCTTTATACCGACGTAGAGATGTTGTTATCCATGCTTATAATCCCGCAGCTGCCCAGTTTGTTAAAGACAATGGCCATTACCCTCCCCCTACATGGATGGCTGACAATCCAACTAAATTCTATCTGCAAAGACCAGTTCCCCCTCTTGGAGAAAATGCAGCGGATCTTAATATAATAAATTTTCAGGGCAATAAATTGGAAGTCACTGTCGAATCATTGAAGAAATGGACTATCCAACGAGAATTGTATAACCGAAAACGATTCTATGACGCTCTGGCGGAGATACCATCTTTTCCCCGAGCAAATCTACGAACCCAACCTCCCACATTTGACAGAGATTTTGCCGAAGATCCTTATAACTCGGCTATAAATTACTCAAAATTGCTGAGAATTCCTATTCAAGACTGTCGCCATCTACCAGGCGGTAACAGGGATAATCCCCAGACTATCATTCCTGACGCTCTTATTCTCCCAAAGATGTTTCCCACTTCTGAATGCATTGTTAATTTGGCATATGCTATGCGGGTTTCTACAAGAGTTTGCGATCATCATCCGATTCCATCCAATGTTGAGATCGCTAATATGATAGTTCGTTTGAGATTCGATCCCCCTTATGATGAAGTTTTTAAGAAATGGTCCCACCAATTTTTAGAGTCCATGAATACTTCTACTGAAGCCATTACTCCATTTGCAGGTGGCACGTTTACTCGAACCACAACTCAGAGCATCTTGCTCGAGGGACCACCAGGGACAGGAAAGACATGTGTTTCAGAACTTTTCCCTAAGACAAGACGATTTGAAGACTTCACCCTCACTACCCAGAAGTTTGAGGAGGCTTGTCAAGCAGCAGATGAAGCATACCAAAATGGAGAAGTGTGTATTTTCACAGCTAACCCAGGAGTTCTGCGAGATGATCAGAAGGAAAGGTATGACATTATAAAACGACGTTGCGATGTGTTTAGCTTTTATTACGGACGAAGATATGGGGTCGGACCATATTATACTCAGAGGGATACACAAAAGAAGCTTACACAAGAGATGATGGACAAAATTATTAAGATCAGGGTCACACGGATGGGCCAGCAATTTGAAATCGTG